ATTTTCCCGAAGTACGTAAATGGGTTGTCAATAACCTGGACAATGATACTACTGTCCTGTTGCGTCGTATTTACGATGCTTGTTATGATTCCTTGGTTCCGAATAGTATTCCTGCTGCTGTGCTTGTGCTTGCTAAGTATCAGTATCAAATGGCATTTGTGGCAGATCAGGAAATAAACTTACTTGCATGTTTGACTGAGATTATGGTAGAATGTGAGTTCCAATGAGTAGATGGATTAAAAATAAAGACGGATCCGTTCAGTCTTTTGAAGCATATAAAAGATCTCAGTTTGAGGAGTTCAAAAAAAATCATTTTAGAAAATGGGACAGTTATCAAAAAAAGCATGTATGGGTTAAAGTAGGATCTGAAAAGCACAATCAGATACTTAAAAACAAACCAAAAGGAAAAAAAGTTCAATCTGCTCCTGTTCAAGTTCCTGCTGATATTGCTTTTAAATGGTATAAAAGTGATGAATGGAAAAAAGTTAGAAATGCTCACATCAATTCTGTTTATAAAAAAAATGGTATTAGGCGATGTAATCACTGTGGTGTAGAGGGAAAGAATGTGCATATGTGTGTTGATCACATTTATCCCATAAGAAGGTATTGGTCAATGCGTTTAGATCCAAATAATTTGCAAGACCTATGTGGTGATTGTAATAAAATTAAATTAAATTCTATGGATGATTTAGTTGCCGAAAGAAGGCTTATCAGGAAAGATGGTCGGTGGGTTGTTCTTGAAGTCAAAGAAGAACCTTTTGTTTGTCCTGATTGGATGAAGGATAAAACTTTTTTTGATTGGAAAGAACAGGAGAAACCGAAAATATCAAAACCAGAAATTCTTACAATAAAAAAGCAGGGTGAGTTCCAATGACAAGTATTCCAACTAAAATTGGTATGGCCCTTATAATGGTCTATTGGTTGTCCATGGCTGGTATGGTTGCCAATGCATATTTTCATTATAACTATAATGTATGGAGTGTGAATTTAAATGATTGATGTAAAACTGCTACGAATTGTGACTGGTGAAGAAGTTATCGCAGAACTCATAGATGAGAATGCTGCTTCTATTACAGTCCAAAATGGTCTTGTAGTTCTTCCAACTAATAATGGTGTTGGATTTGCTCCATGGGCAACCGTAATTAGTAAAGAAGACCCAGAGATCACGGTTTCTAAAACTCATGTCGTATATGTCGCAGAAGTCCAAGAGGATGTCTGTAAGAAGTATAATGAAATGTTTGGTAGTAAGTTGATTACTCCAAACTCTAAAAAACTAGTTCTGTGACTTGAATGAGAATTGGAGTCATGTGTTCTGGAAACGGAACTAACTTTGAGAACATTGTTGAGAATTGTCCAGACCATGAAGTTGTGGTTATGATCTACAATATCAAAGGGTGTGGTGCTCAAGAAAGGGCTGAACGATTGGGTATTCCCAACTGTCGTATTAAGAGTATTGATGAACAAAAAATCATCGATAAACTTAATAGGCACAAAGTTGATTTAGTAGTTCTTGCAGGTTGGATGAGAATTGTTACACCGGGATTGATTAATGCTTTTCCGAATAAGATAATTAATATTCATCCATCATTACTTCCAAAGTATAAAGGTCTTAATGCCGTTAAGCAGGCATTGGACAGTGGTGATAAAATCACTGGATGCACAGTTCATTATGTGACTGAAGAGTTAGATTCTGGAGGATGTATTGATTCTTCTTCGGTTCTTATCTGTGCCGGAGATACAGAAGAGACCTTACATCACAGAGTTCAGAGAGCAGAACATCGTTTACTTCCTATGGTAATTAACAATTTATTTGGGAATATAAATTAAATGGAATGGGAATGGTTCATTGAGTTACTACAAATGAGACAAGATAAAATTGATACACAAGGCATGAGTATTCCCTCTAAGGATAATACCAATTCTAATAGAGAGATTCCTCCAATGCCAGTAAAGCATCGTACAATCTTCACACCCGAAGAACGTAGAGAATTGAAAGATATTGTTAATGAAGCTCTTGATGAGAGGTGGAACGACCATGAAGTTTAAAGCATTAGTATTCATTCGATTAAGATCTCAGGTCGATGACTCTCCTGGTAATGCCGTGAGAGATGCCTGTAAGAGATTGTCTGAACTGGATATTAAAAAGTTGAGGTTAGGTAAGGTCATTGACATCTGGATTGAGGCACCCAATAAAGAGTATGCCGCAGAAGAAATAACTAGACTGAGTGGTAGATTTCTTGCCAATACTGTAATGGAGGATTGGTATTATGAATTGACCGAAATTGAAAGTTTCCCTCAAGGAGTAGAATAATGCCACATGAATTCGACCCATGCGAAGCACCGGTTGATGATCTAGTTGACAAATGGGGATTTACAATCAAACCTACAATCAGTGATGCTGAGTGCATTTTAATTTGTTTAAGAAATGCACCTTGTGGAATTGATAAAAAACAATCAGAACGTTTAGCAAAGGAGTTTGAAAATGGAAGGATTTAATGAACCCGGATCGAATAAAAGTTGGATGGATGATGGTTTCAAAAAACATATAATCCAAGTTCAACTAGATAATGTAGTTTCAATTTTAAAAGGTAAGTTAGAGTATGCCTCTACTTACGATAACACGGGCAAAATCACTAAAAAAATTATTATTACTTACGATGAAACAAACTAAGAAATGTCAAGTTAAGTCCAAGTTCTATTATATCTTTTGGGGAACTGCTACAGCATCAGTTTTATTGGGACAACTATATGTCGGAATGGGATATAGGGTAATGGCAGAAAGCACATTGAGTTTTCAAGATTACCTTACAGAACTTTTAGATACCGTGAATAAACTTTGATGGGACTACTAAAAATTGATAAAAGCAAAATGGTGGAGGAAAAAGTTAAGACTACTCCCCAGAATGTAAATGAATCAAATGAAGCACTTTTTCGTGCTACAATGAATTTACCTACTGCCGCAAAACATTGTGGTATGACTCAGAAGGAAATGAAATTGACCTTCTGGGAATATTTAAAATATCATCCTCGTGATTATGAAAACCTTTCCTCTTAAAACTTGTCTAAGATATCCTGGTGGTAAGTCTAAGGCAACAAAGACTTTGGCACCATGGTTTCCTGAAGACTTTAAAGAATACCGTGAACCATTTATTGGTGGTGGTTCTGTGGCACTCTATGCGACTCAGGCATACCCAGATGTCCCTGTATGGATCAATGATAAGTATGTGACACTCTATAACTTCTGGGTTCAGTTGAGGGATAATGGTGATGAATTATCTAATCGTCTGAATGAGATTAAGTCAAGAGTATCAAACTATCAATCTCAAGATGATAAGGATGCTGCACATAAAGAACTCTTCAATCAAACACGGGATGATATCAATAGTCAGGATGGACTTGATCGTGCCGTAAGTTTCTTTGTTCTAAACAAGTGTAGTTTTTCTGGTCTGACTGAGAACAGCACTTTTTCTAAAACTGCCTCTCGATCTAATTTTTCTTTTGTTGGTATTGAGAAACTAAAGAAGTATTCCCAACTTACAGAGAAATGGAAGATTACAAATATTGATTACTCGGAGGTTATGAATGCTCCTGGTGAGGATGTATTTGTATTTCTTGACCCACCTTATGATATCAAAGACTTTCTTTATGGTAAGGACCGTGAGATGCACAAGTTCTTTGACCATGATAAGTTTGCCGAAGATGTATATAAGTGTCCACACGAGTTTATGATTACCTATAATGTGAATGATAGGTTGTTGGAACTGTATAAAGATTATCATTTACGTGAATGGAAACTTCGTTATTCCATGGCACATCGTGGTGAGAAAGGAACTGATGAGAATGTAAAGACAGAACTTCTTGTCACCAACTATCCCACCGAAAAAGAAACTGTAAACGTTCTTGACCTTCTACTTTATGACTGAACTGAAAGACTGGCTCAACTCTATCAATCAAACTAAGAAGCATTTGATTGATGAAGATCCTTCACTCGAAAAAGAATATCCTCCTTATATTATCAATCGTTGTTTCTCTGGACATCTTGATACTTTGATGTTTGTCAATGAGATGAATAAGTATAATTTCCTTCCTAAAAGGTTACAATACGACTTCCTTATAAATATTGTGAGGAAAAAGAAGAGATTTTCTCCCTGGCTCCGACAAGATAAGATCAAAGATCTAGATTATGTCAAACGTTATTATGGTTATAGTAATGAAAAGGCAAAACAGGCTTTGAAAATTCTAACAAAAGAACAACTTAATTTTATTAAATCAAAATTTGATACTGGAGGAAAAAGATGAGTGTTGTTAGAGAAGCTGAAGTGAAGTGGTCGCAAGACCAAATGGTGGAAGTGGTTCTAGGAGAACCAGATGACTTTCTGAAAGTTCGTGAGACTTTGACTCGTATCGGAGTTGCGTCTAGAAAGGAAAAGAAAATCTATCAGTCCTGTCACATTCTGCATAAACAAGGAAGATATTACCTTGTGCATTTTAAGGAACTATTTGCCCTTGATGGTAAACATGCAAATCTGACATTGAATGATGTTCAGAGACGTAATCGTATTGCACAATTACTTGCCGACTGGGGTTTGATTAGTATTGTAGATGCCGATAAAATTCAGGACATCGCACCACTCAATCAAATTAAAGTTCTTGCATTTAGAGATAAGCAAGAATGGATCCTTGAGACCAAATACAATATTGGGTCGAAGAAGAAAAGGGCAGAAGAAACCGAATAAGATTTTGAGAGGGGTTGCGACTCCTCTTTTTTTATGATATAATGCATTGGTATAGAAATTCTTTTCATGGATAGGGAAATTCAAGACTTGGTAAATGCCATCAAAGTAGCATTACCAAAAGTTATTGATGAATGGAACAATGAAAGTTTATCTCAATTTGAACTTTTATATCGCAGACCTTTCAAGGAAGTATTTGCCGGTAGACAAACTCAGGAAAAAACAAAAGCAATTTCTCCAATTATTGATGAAATCTTCACTGAAAAGATTAAAGATGAATTGCCAAGTTTTGTTCAGTCTGAGGGAAATTCAAAGGATTATATGATAGGTTCTACTTGGATCGAATGGAAAAACAGTTTGGCAGATAATTTAAATAAAAAAAATGGAAAATATGATGATGTATCTTGGACTGGAAATGGATACGAAAAAACTAATTGGCATGTTCTTGTAAAACTTATTCCTAATGAAGACGGTGTGATTGAGAAACATCTCTCTTGCATTATTCCTCATAATGAAATGGGTTGCAAGTGGACTAAACCAGTAAAAAGCAACTTTAGCAATCTAAAAATTTTTTCATCTGATCTAAATAAAGTTGTAATAATTACTGGTAACTTTACTAATAAGTTGACTTACCTTAAACCTGTTTTTGAAAATGTTATATTTGCTTGATTGCCTAGAAGGCATGAAGAAAATGGAGAATGGTGGCATTGATGCTATCGTCACATCTCCTCCGTACAATCTAAACATCAAGTATGGTAAGTATGGTGATAATAAACCACGTCAAGAGTATCTTGATTGGTTAGTAGAAATTTTTTGTGAAGGCAAACGTGTTCTTAAAGATGATGGGCACCTATTTGTCAACATGGGATATTCTAATGTTGATCCATGGGTTGGTATGGAGGTGGGACTTGCCCTTCGACAAGATTGGATTTTACAGAATCATATTAATTGGGTAAAATCTATCTATGTAAATGATAAAACTAGTGGACACTTCAAACCTATTAATAGTAAAAGATTTGTATGTCCTACCTGGGAGCACTTGTTTCATTTTACAAAAGATGGAAAAGTAGAAATTGATCGTCTTTCTGTTGGTGTTCCTTATGAATACTATGAGGCAAACATTAGAGGTAAAAACACAGCAGAAACTAAACCTAATTTGAGGGACAAAGGTAACTGCTGGTTTGTGCCATATGAAACGATTAATAGCAAAGAACTTCGTGGAAAGCATCCTGCAACATTCCCTGTTAAACTTGTTGAAGATTGCTTGAAACTTACTGGTAAACAATCTGGTGTGGTTCTTGATCCCTTCATGGGAACAGGATCTACTGGTGTAGCAGCCGTTAATCTTGGATGGGAATATATTGGATATGACATCGATCAAGATTATATTGATTTTGCAACAGAAAGATTAGAGTTGACAAAATTTTTAAATTGATATATAATAACATAGTTGTTTCAAGTTGGTCTTAAAACACCAGCGTCGGAAACAATAATCTCTAAAACTTTTATAACGGAGAACAAAAACAAAATGACTACACTGTTCGATGAAGATATTCGGCAAAAGGATATTATTGCTGTAAAAAAACGTATTCTTAGAAACCTTGTCGATGAGGCAGGTAACGAAATCAAAGAAACTCAGTTGGAAGTATATCGCAACTATGGAGTTGCTCTTAATCCACTGACAAATTTGTATCAACAACAACCTAAAATACCATTTTGGACTGCTGTTATTGAACTATTTGAATCAAATCAAGCAGTTCCTTGTATGATCCCGGTCACTCTATGTTGGGGTGATGCTTCTTATAATAGAGCAGATGAGATAAATTGGTCTCAGATTAACACTAACATCGAGTATAGTAAAGGTTATAGTTATGATGCTGCTGCCTACATTGATGTAGTTTACGATCCTAAGACTGGTCGTTTCATTGTCAAGAAGGGTCAGCATCGTGTGATCATGGCATATCTTTGCCTTGGTGAAGATGCTTGCATCTCTGCTAATGTCAAACTTCTTGATGAAAATTTTACGGAAGAACAACAGATTACTGCTGAAGCATATGAGCACCATGTTGATGCTCAGAAAGTAGCACGACAGAAAGCACACCAGGCAGGTCTATCAGCATTTGTTTCTGGTGATGAAAAAGATATTGAATATACCAACTTTATTCTTTCTCATGGTATTGGTGTAAAGGGTAAGATGCATCTATTCCCTCAATTCAATCACTTCAGACGTGTTTGTGATACTCCATGGGCAGTAAAATCTGCCAAGCAGATTAGTGAAAAATATGCTTCGATGTCTCTGCACTTACTTGATAAGTACTTACCGACTAGTGATAAAGTCATTGGTGGTAAAGCAATCAAGTCTGTTACTCAATTCCTTCATCTCTTTGAAGATAAAATTGAGTCTACTGCCGTTAAAAACAATACCACATTTGAACTATTTGTTGATGAGGTCTTCAAGTATATGTGGCACCAACGCAGGACTAAATCTGCTGCTTGGTTGAAAGGTTCTCAAGCATTCCGTGGAGAGAACGTTATTATTCCTTTGGCACGTTTGATCAAGTTCACTAATTCGTATTGTCAGGAGAGTAATATCATTCTCCCTGATGGACGCAAGAATGAAGATAGTGTGTGGGGATCCACTGATGAGAAGTTCTGGGTTGAGTTCTTGAATGATACCACCCCTAGGGAACTTCATGGTTCGGTTAATGCCATTGTGAGTGAGTGTTGATTGTAAAAACCGAATAATAATCTACGGGGTTCACTACCCCGTTTTTTTATGCTTTGTTATAAATAATGATGGACGCCTTCGGGGTCCACAAAACACAAACTCGCTTTTAAAGGAGCTAAGAATCATGGGAAACCTTGCACGATACACTGCTGCGGACCTGCCTGCGCTGATGGAGCGTATAAATAGGAATAGCATAGGAATGGACGAATACTTCGATAGGTTGTTTAATCTCCACGAAACAACGAAGAATTATCCACCATTCAATCTAGTCACGGTCAGCAACGCAGAATCAAGACTAGAACTTGCACTTGCAGGATTTAAAAAAGCAGAAGTAAATGTCTACACACAAGACGGAAAACTCTTTGTCGAAGGACAGAAAGAGGATACCGAATCAGAAACCACTTATGTCCACAGAGGAATGGCTCAACGATCTTTCACCAGATCTTGGACATTGGCAGAAGACACGGAAGTTAGATCAGTTGAATTTGAGGATGGGTTACTAAGTATTGTTCTAGGAAGAATTGTACCCGAACATCATCAAAAGAAGGTCTGGTTTTGATACCCTGACTAGTTTTTGCTGCGGTTGATACAGAAGTGTATCATAGTGATACAGTATAATCTATATAATTATGTAATCTGATGGAGACCATTATGAACTTCACCATGACTACCATATTTTTTGGTACAGTAACATCTCTTTTTAGTTGGGGAGTGTTGTACCCTGTTCTGTCCTAATACGTCCTGAACCATGGAAATTCTAGCAATCATCGCAGCAATCTCAGCAACAACATTTGGTGCATATAAAATGACACCAACAAAATGATAAGTGATATTAAATCATCTGCCCTTGCTTTTGTCTATGCTTGGGCAATCATTCTTGTTCCACTCACACTTGTATCATCTATTATTAGTTTAACAAATCCACAGACACAAGAATCTATCTAAATAAAACTGAATATCGTCGTCGCAGGCGGAGGGATAACTGGCCAAATCCAGTTGACATCCCTCTTTTTTATTGCTATAATGGTTTGAGGTAAAATTTAAAAATGTCAATTAAACTTGCTGTATTAAAATCTGGAGAAGACATCATTGCAGATGTCAAAGAACTTATTGTTGAAGAAAACATAGTTGGATATCTTTTTGATAATCCACACACAGTAACTTCTAGTAATAATATTTTTAGAGAAGAAGGTTCTGATGAAGGTCAAATTCAAATCTCTCTTCGGCCATGGTTAATTCTTTCTAAAGATACTCAGGTTCCTATTCGGCCAGATTGGTTAGTCACGATTGTTGAACCAGTTGATATGTTAGTTAACATCTATGAGGAAAAAGTAAATGGAAAATCTAAAGTTGATAGTGTTGATGAACAATCAAATTCTGATAACGAGGATTGAAGAATCTCCTTCAGAACTTGGAGAACCTGATTGTAGATTGATTAATCCATATCAAGTTTTAAAGGATAAAATAATTGAACCTTTGCTCATTGATTATACAAATCAAAAAACTTTTATGATTCATTCTGATAAAATTTTCACAATAACAGATCCAAATTCGGAATTGATAGATAAGTATAATTTGATTAACAAGTAATGAAAGTTTTAAGTATTGATTTGGACTATATTATGGGTCCAACTATAGAAACTTATAATGATTTTTTTTATAATGATAATCCTACAATAAGATGGGACAACTTATTCGATCAAAGTAATTTTAAAGAAAATCATTTTTATATTGATCAATCTAATCTATTATTCTGTTACAATACATTTTTAAAAGGAATTAAAAATTGTGATAGTGTTTCTTTTGGATATGAACATGATTCTATTTTGTTCAGTATTGCTGATTATGAAAATATTGATTTAATCAATATTGATCATCATGACGATGTTTTTGGTGGAGATTACACTGAACAAATGTCTGATGAAGATGCATACAAAAAAGAATTTTATGAAATTCTAAAACATAATAGAGTTCATGAAGGAAATTGGGGAGCATGGTTGGGAGGAAATGGGAAACTTAATTCCTTTACCTGGATAGGAAACGAAAATAGTGGGAATAAGGTCCGTAATGAGTATAATGCTGAGGTGGTTCCTAACTATCAAAATGTAGAAAAAGAGAATTATAAGTTTGATAATTATAACTTTGATCACATCTTTGTTTGTATGTCTCCACAATACATTCCTCCAAATCACTGGCATTATTTTTATATGTTCATCAGTGCATTTGAAGAATTTTCCGGAAAGGATGCTATAATACATAAGGAAAAATATGAAACCCATGTCCGACATCAATTAATTCATAATGAGATTTTACACCAACGTTCAAATGGTCGGTGACCACTTTTTGGTTCGAGGATATGAGAACGGAAGGCACTTTGCTACAAGAGAAAAGTTTTATCCTACATTATTTGTCCCTTCTAATAAAGAAACAAAATACAAAACTCTTGAGGGAGACTATGTTGAATCGATAGATCCAGGAACTGTTCGTGATTGTAGAGAGTTCATCAAGAAGTATGATGGTGTCCAAAACTTTAAAGTCTATGGTAATGACCGATACATCTATCAGTATATTTCTGAGATGTATCCCGAAGAAGAAGTCAAGTTTGATACTACAAAGATCAAAATATCTACAATTGATATTGAGGTAAAGACTGAGAATGGATTCCCTGATGTAGAGTCTGCCGCAGAAGAAGTTCTTCTTATTACTGTGCAGGATTATACTACTAAACAGATTCGTACCTGGGGTCAGGGACCATTCAACAATAAGCAAGAGAATGTTATCTACAAAAGTTTCAGAACCGAGTATGAGTTACTGAATGACTTTATAAATTGGTGGATGATTGAGACTAATACTCCCGAAGTTGTGACTGGATGGAATAGTGAACTGTATGATATGCCTTATTTGGTGAGGCGTATTGATCGCATTCTTGGTGAAAAGTTAATGAAACGACTTTCACCTTGGGGTTTGGTGACTGAACGTGAGACTATTGTAATGGGTCGTAAACAGATCTCTTATGATGTTGGAGGTATTACGCAACTTGATTATCTAAATCTCTATAAGAAGTTCACTTATAAGGCACAAGAGTCTTATCGGTTGGATTACATTGCGAGTGTGGAACTTGGGCAAAAGAAACTTGATCACTCTGAGTTTGATACATTTAAAGATTTCTATACAAAGGGGTGGCAGAAATTTGTAGAATATAATATAATTGACGTGGAACTTGTTGACCGTATGGAAGACAAGATGAAACTGATTGAACTCGCAATCACTATGGCATATGATGCCAAGGTGAATTATAATGATGTGTTCTATCAAGTTCGTATGTGGGATGCGATCATTTACAATTATCTTAAAAAAAGGAACATTGTAATTCCACCCAAAGAACGTTCAGACAAGGATGCAAAATATGCAGGAGCATATGTTAAGGAACCGATTCCGGGAAAGTATGATTGGGTTGTGTCTTTTGACCTTAACTCTCTTTACCCTCATCTCATCATGCAGTACAACATCTCTCCGGAGACACTCCGTGAGACCAGGCACCCATCAGTTACAGTTGATAAGATACTTAACGAAGAACTAACCTTTGAACTGTATAAGGACAGTGCGGTATGTGCGAATGGTGCCATGTATCGTAAAGATGTTCGTGGGTTCCTACCTGAATTGATGGAGAAGATTTATAAGGATCGCACCATCTATAAGAAGAAGATGCTTATTGCAAAACAGGATTATGAAAAAACTCCGACTAAGGCATTGGAGAAGGAGATTGCACGATGCAACAATATTCAGATGGCTCGCAAGATTCAACTCAACTCTGCATATGGTGCTATTGGTAATCAATATTTCCGTTACTACAAACTGGTCAATGCGGAAGCGATTACGCTTTCTGGTCAAGTCTCTATCCGTTGGATTGAGAATAAGATGAATGGATTTCTAAATAAGATTTTGCAAACAGAGAAAGTCGATTATGTCATCGCATCTGACACTGACTCAATCTATCTTAATATGGGACCTCTTGTTGATAAATTTCTTAGTCATAAGTCTGACGATAAAACAAAGGTTGTTCAGTTACTTGATAAGATCTGCGAAGACAAGTTGGAACCATTCATCGAACAATCTTATACGGAACTTGCGGATTACGTTTCGGCATATGAACAAAAAATGATTATGAAACGTGAGAATATTTCTGAACGTGGTATTTGGACTGCGAAGAAGAGATATATTCTCAATGTATGGAATAGTGAAGGAGTTCAGTATTCGGAACCAAAACTCAAGATGATGGGTATTGAGGCAGTCAAATCATCTACACCGGCACCATGTCGTCAGATGATTAAGGATGGTCTCAAACTCATGATGAGTGGCACTGAGGAAGAAGTAATTGACTTTATTGATAATTGTCGTAAAGAATTTAAGGCACTTCCTCCGGAGCAGATTGCATTTCCCCGTTCAGTATCAGATGTTGTGAAGTATAGATCTTATTCTGATATCTATTCCAAAGGAACACCTATTCATTGTCGTGGAGCACTACTGTTCAATCATTATATTAAGGAGAAGAAACTTGATAATAAATACTCACTTATCAATAATGGTGAGAAAATTAAGTTCATTTATCTGAAGAAACCAAATATTATTCAGGAGAATGTGATCTCATTTATTCAAGACTTTCCACATGAACTCGGTCTTGACAAATACATAGATTATGAATTACAATTTGAAAAGAGTTTTTTAGACCCACTCAAATCTATTCTTGATGCGATTGGGTGGAATGTGGAGAAAACAGTAAACCTTGATTTATTTTTTGTATAATGGATTTTTTAAAAGACATAGTAAAGGAAATCGGAGATGACTTTACCAAACTGGCATCAGACATTGACGAAACTGAAACATACGTTGACACTGGTTCGTTCATCTTTAATGCTCTTGTATCTGGGTCTATCCGTGGTGGTGTTTCTGGTAACAAAATCACTGCAATTGCTGGTGAAAGTTCTACAGGAAAAACTTTCTTCTCTCTCGCAGTGGTTAAGAATTTTCTGGACTCTAATCCTGATGGATATTGCCTGTATTTTGATACTGAGGCAGCTGTCAATAAGTCACTCTTAGAAAGCAGAGGAATTGACCTTAAGCGTCTTGTCGTGGTTAATGTAGTGACTGTCGAAGAGTTCCGTAGCAAGGCACTTAAAGCAGTGGACATGTATCAAAAAGCACCTGAGGAAGATCGCAAACCCTGCATGTTTGTGCTAGACTCTTTAGGAATGCTTTCGACTGAGAAAGAGATTACTGATGCACTCAACGAAAAGCAGGTTCGTGATATGACAAAATCACAACTGATTAAGGGTGCCTTCAGAATGTTGACACTCAAGTTAGGACAGGCTAACATTCCAATGATCGTTACCAATCACACTTATGACGTTATCGGCTCTTATGTTCCTACTAAAGAGATGGGAGGTGGTAGTGGCCTTAAGTATGCTGCCTCTACCATTATTCATCTTAGCAAGAAGAAAGAAAAAGATGGAACAGAAGTCATTGGAAATCTTATCAAGGCAAAGACTGCTAAGTCACGTCTGAGTAAAGAAAATAAGGATGTCACTATTCGTTTATTTTATGATCATCGGGGTCTTGATCGGTATTATGGTTTACTTGAGTTAGGTGAACTTGCCGGAATGTGGAAGAACGTTGCCGGTCGTTATGAAATGGATGGTAAGAAAGTATATGCCAAGGCAATTCTGAAAGACCCAGAAGTTTATTTTACAGAAGAAGTAATGCAGCAACTTGATGCTGCCGCAAAAAGTATTTTCTCTTATGGAACGGATTGAGACCACAATTCTCAGAAACTTAATATGTAACGAAAATTATTCTCGTAAAGTAATTCCATTTATAGAACCAACATATTTTGAGCAAAGAGGTGAAAAAGTAATCTTTGAGGAGATTACTCAGTTCATTGTGAAGTATGGTTCTGCCATTACAGTAGAAGCACTAAATATTGAGGTTGAAAATAGAACAGATCTAAACGAGAGTGAGATTAAAGAAACTAGAGATATCTGCAATTCGTTTACAGATCTTCCAGTAGACAACGAATGGTTATTAGATACCACCGAAAAGTGGTGTCGTGACCGTGCGATTTATCTTGCACTGATGGAATCTATTCACATTGCAGACGGAAATGATGAGAAGAAGAGTAGGGATGCGATTCCTTCTATTCTTTCTGATGCACTGGCAGTTTCTTTTGACAACAACATTGGACACGACTACTTACAAAACTATGAAGAAAGGTATCAGTACTATCACCGGAAGGAGGAGAAGGTTTCGTTTGATCTCGAATACCTTAACAAGATTACGAGCGGGGGCATATCTAATAAGACTCTTACTATCGCGCTTGCTGGTACTGGTGTCGGCAAATCTTTATTCATGTGCCATGTTGCTAGCTCCGTGTTGCTCCAAGGGAAAAACGTTCTCTACATTACAATGGAGATGGCAGAAGAGAAAATTGCTGAACGAATTGACGCAAACTTATTAGATGTTGCTATTCAGAATATTGTAGATTTGCCTAAGTCAACGTTTGAGAATAAAGTAACTAAGTTAGCAGCAAAAACTCAAGGCACACTTATAATTAAAGAATACCCTACAGCATCTGCACATAGTGGACATTTTAAAGCACTTCTTAGTGAGCTTGCACTTAAGAAGTCATTTAGACCTGATATTATTTTCATTGATTACCTTAATATATGTGCTTCCTCCCGTTATAAGTCAGGGATGTCTGTCAATTCATATAGCTATATTAAATCTATTGCAGAGGAGCTTAGAGGGTTGGCTGGCGAAGCCGAGGTCCCTATCGTATCTGCCACCCAGACCACTCGTTCTGGTTATGGTAGCTCTGATGTTGACCTTACTGACACTTCTGAGTCCTTTGGTCTCCCTGCTACTGCTGATCTTATGTTTGCCCTTATTAGCACTGAGGAACTTGAGCAGATTGGACAGATAATGGTGAAGCAATTGAAGAATAGATATAATGATACTGTAGTCAATAAGAGATTTGTGATTGGAATTGACCGTTCTAAGATGCGTCTTTATGATTGCGAACAGTCAGCACAAGATAATATACTTGACTCTGGACGGGAAGAGGAGTATAATAACGAGGATAGACCGAAGAAATCATTTGAGGGATTTAAATTTTCATGACCGTAAATACTGACGCATATCTTGAGTTTGTGAATGCCGTCACATCTCAACCAAGTCAAGATGCCGATGCATTTGAGTATCGTATTCAAGAACTTCGTGGAGAAGGATTTGAAACACATCGTCTTCTAACTGCCTCTGTTGGTATGTGTGCCGAAGCAGGTGAGTTTACTGAAGTTGTAAAGAAGATTATCTTTCAGGGTAAACCAGTCAACGAAGAGAACCTGTTTCATCTCAAACGTGAACTTGGAGACATTATGTGGTATGTTGCACAAGCATGTATGGGTCTCAATATTTCTCTTGATGATATCATTGAGATGAATGTTGATAAACTCAAGTCAAGATATCCTGGTGGTGAGTTTGATGTCCATTATTCTGAAAATCGTGCGGAGGGAGACTTGTGATTACTCTAACTATCAATCTTCCTGAATTGGGTCTCAATAATTATGTTTTTGAGGCACAAACAGAAGAAGAACTTATTACTGAACTTGATAGACTAAATTCTGAAAACCGTGTGGAGGGAGACCGTGAGTTGCGACATTAACATTGATCTAAAATTAAATATTCATACAGCAGCAGCAGTTCGTCAGTCATTATTTACTGATATAAAAGGATATACTTATGATCCTACATGTTGTCCGCAACGTGTGATTGATATTCGTGAAGCAATTGTAAGTCTTGATGAACAAATCGAAGAAGCACTTAAAGAAGATAATGAAAAAACTGATTGATAAGTATACTTCTCTCTTGGCAAAAATACCAGAGAGACATTACTGGCCCATCTTTATTATCTTATCTCTATACTTTATCGTTCCGATGAGTGAGATTACAGTTACACTGGCAGCAATTCTTTACTTCAAATTTGAAAAGAAGATTTCTCCAGTGGTAGGTAAACTGACTAAGAGATTACCTGACTGGTTAAGATATGGTGGTAGTGTCATCTTTTTTCTTGTGATGATTGATGATACAATATTTTACTTTGCTCTGATTGCACTTGCATTCTGGAGTTCAAAGCAGGTAAAGAAATCCAAAGTTAAAAAGATAGAAGAATAATGTATACAATTCTCAACTATCTCATATCATTCTGGACGGTAGTTGTGATGAATTGTATACAACCTGTGAACTGGAAATATTGTTATCGTGTTGACCAATGGTTAGTTCCAGATATTCAGGAAGGATGGAAACATTATACTGGTGAGATAGTTCCATATCAAAAAGAGAAGGACTATCTCAAAGGATTATAACTTCATAATAAATACTTAAAAAGTATTAATATAATGGCTTTAGAACCCTCAGAAGTTTTTTGTGCAGCTGCTTTATGTTTTAATAAAACATATTTACAAAACAAATTAAAACTTGTTGGGCCACAAGGACCAGGTAGTCCAAATGATAGAATTGATAGGTTTCTTACATTTTTTAAAGAAGCGGAGAAAGTTGCTTCTGGTAATGAGGTTGTTTTTGCAGAGAACAAACAAGCATTTTTAAATTTTTTCAAAGATCCTCTTAAAAATCCTGGAAATATTATTGATATGTCGAGAGGAATATCTGCAGCAATTGCAGTTCAAGAGTGGATGCAATCAGAACATAAAGTTAAAAACACCACTGCCCATCGTGTTTTTATGACTGGAAATGTATGGCCAAAAGAAGTAAAACCTCTTGCAGTTAAGGCACATGGATTTGACGCATATAACTCTTCAGATTTAATAATTAGACCTGTCGGAATGCCAAATGCTTACTTTGGTGTTTCTCTAAAGAAAAAACCTAAACCAAACGATCAAGATCCAACTCTTATTAATAAAGCTTTTGATACGGTTTTAACTGATAAATCTTTTGATATTGTAAAAAAAGAATTGGAGGATATCCGTGAAAAATATTTTGCAGGTCTTGTAAAAGAAGCAGTAAAAGAAGGATATATTAAACTTGATATTACTGGTAAAACTGATGCTCAATTATTTAAACCAGATAAAAAAACAAGAAATAGTGAAGGATTTGAAAGAATTTATATTGATACGAAAGGCAGTATGAAAATGCCCGAAATTTATGGACCAAAGGATACGGATATTGAAGCAAAGTGGGGAACTGCAAAAGAAAGTAGATTTAACTACTATGGAGACAAAGCTTTAGGTCGCAGCGAGTTATCATCAAGAAATGATACGATGCGAGCATGGGTTAATAAAAAACTAGGTGAAACAAATTGCCCTCTTTACAAAGCTTTTCTTAAAGTCATGAATGATAACTCTGAAGTATTTGCTAAAAATTTAATAAATGTGACACTTAAAACGGATTTGCCAAATCAAATGAAGTCTAAAGGCTTGGGTAATATGACATTTGGATTTGCTTTGGTAACTGGAATTGGAGATGGAACAAAAGGAAAAAAACTTCTTGAATCTGGGAGTAGCACGATAACAGTTTATAAAGGGAAGGCATACGATATTCATTCTATTCTATGTGGATTATCTGATTTGGATTCAAATACTAATGATTATGAGTTTAAAATTACGAATAGAATGGAATCTGATAATGATGATGGTAGTCCTGAAGGTGGAGCAGCTAAAATTTATTTTGATTTGATTAAGAATAGAGTTCCCTTATTAAATATGGAATTGAGATATAAAGGTGGATTTGGTGGTCAACCACAATTCTTTGGAACTTTGACTAAACAATTTAAAACAATTGTGGAAGACAAGTGTTTGGTTAAAGGGAAAGACGGAGCAAGATAAAATGATGAACCCACAAGTTAAAGAGTTATTACAATCCTTTGAAACGGACTCAAAGGCACCCAAAAGGAAGTATAATGACTTTCTAGCATACGTCTATGTGACCTTTGATAAAAAAATCTCATCAAGCAAGGCAGATAAGATTATAGATAAATATATAAAAATGAGGAAGAGTGTCCTCAGTTACATTGTTACAAACGAAAAATCTATAATTAAACAACTGAACAAGTAATGAAGAGTTTCTTCCAATTTTTATTTGAGAACGCATCACAACAGGCCGCAAGATTAGGTCTGAAAGGTGATGGCCATGGTGGATGGTATGATAATAAAGGAGAGTTTGTTGCGAAGACAGAGAAAGGATCTCTGAAGTTTTATAATAAGAGACAGAGAGTAGGACAACAGGATCCTCCATCAACCGATAAAGAAAAGAAACTTTCACAAACAACATACGAAAAGCAACCTACACAAGAACCGACTCAACAAAAAGCAGCAGCACCAGAACAACCTGCCGCACAAGATGCTCCTGCACAAGAAGGACCACCACCAGTAGAAAAAACGAAGGGAACACTGACAGTTACATTTGGTCGTTTTAATCCACCAACAACAGGACACGAAAAACTATTAGATAAGGTTGCCGCAAGTTCTGATGAAGGTGATTATATTATTGTACCTTCACGCAGTCAGAATAAGAAAAAAAATCCATTAGATCCTGATACAAAGGTTTCAGTAATGAGACAGATGTATCCCAGTCATAGTGAGAAGATTGTAAATGATCCTGCGAATAGAACAATCTTTGATGTTCTGAAGAAGGCACATAATGATGGATATACAAATGTAAGAATTGTTGGTGGTGGAGATAGAGTTCAGGAATTTGAAAGATTATCAAATGATTACAATGGAAAACTTTATGCCTTTGATAATGTAGAGGTTCTTTCTGCTGGTGATAGAGATCCTGATGCAGAAGGAACAGAAGGAATGTCTGCATCAAAGCAAAGAAAAGCAGCAGCAGAAGGAGACTTTGCAGCATTCCGTAAGGGTATTCCTTCTACGATGAATAGTAAGCAAACAAAAGATCTTTATAATACTCTTCGTGCTGCGATGGAAATCAAAGAAGGATGGAATATGTGGGAGATTGCTCCTAAGTTTGATTGGAAAAGTCTTCGTGAAAACTTTATTAAAAAGAAAGTTTATGCCGTTGGTAGTATAGTCGAAAATCTGAATACTGGATTGGTTGGTAAGATTATTCGTCGTGGAACTAACTACCTGATTTGTGTGACTGAAGACAACATTATGTTTAAGTCCTGGATTAAAGATGTATCCGAAGACATTACAAATAACGATGCACCTTCCGGTGTTCCTGCCGATCAAAGACTTGTAGGAACTGATGCTCATAGAAAGTATGTGGAGAAAATGGTTCCCGGAAGTGAATGGGGCAAACAATTTATAAATAAATATAGAAAAAAGTAAGAGTTATTAGATCTTCCGATGAGTAATAAAGTATTTGAAGAAGCTCCTCAGACACCTCAACCTTCCGGTGGTGCAGTAGATAAAGTAAGAAAGGCAGCGAGACAACTTGCCTATGATACTCGTTACAAGGTAAAGAGTAAATTTAAAGATGGGCAAAAGGCAGATCCTGCATCATTGAAGCGTGCTTATATGCAGCAGTTGGGATCATCATCGGCACCTGGTCCTGTTAAGATGCTTGCCAAAAAAATGCTCATTGGTGAAGAGTATGATTTTGTGGATGTAGATGTAAAATCTTCGTTGTCTAATATCTGTGCTAAGGTATTTGTAGAAGGTGGTGGAAAGATAGAAGAAGAAATCGAAGTCATAGAAGAAGCAGATGATACTAAGTATACAATTCGTGTAAAGGATAAGAAGACTGGAAGAGAGTATCTGAGAAAAGCAGATCGTGCCAAGATTTCTGAACTGAGAGCAAATCCAAATATTTCTTCTGTTGAGATTACCGGAAGAAAAGAAGAAGATACTTATGATAAGACTGGTAGTAAGAAGGCAAAGAAAGATTATGATGGTGATGGTAAGATAGAATCCGGAACCGCAGAATATATGGGTTCTAGAGACAAAGCCATTAAAAAGTCGATGGCAAAAGAAGAGACTCTTCATGAAGATGAGTATCGTAAAATGCTTGCGAAAGAAAGAAAAACTGAAAAGGAAAGAGAATCGAAGAGGGGTGGTGTAAAGAGTATTACTCCAGGCAAACATGCTGTCTCTATTGCAAAAGATTATGCTGAGAAACAAAAACAATCCATTGACTATATGGATAAGAAGACTAAAAATAACAAAGTTATCGTTGGTATGGCAAAAGAAGAAGTCATCTATGAGAAAGAAGAGAATGGTGATAAGAAGATTGATGTAATGAAGAAGGGAAAGAATACTATAAAGATTAATCCAAGTCTTGGAGAAAGTATTCGTGCCGAACTTGATTTACTGAAGGCACAAAAAATTGCCGAACAGGATGCTTCTATGAAGCAGCAAGATGATGAGAAGAAGAAAGAGCAACTTGCCGATCAACAGGCAAAGAAAGATAAGATGATGAAGTTGAGAATTCTTCAGAATAAAATGAGAGCAGTTAGAGGTGGTGCAGAAATCGCAGCATCCCATGAACTGGAAGGTGATACTATTGCAGAAGGTGAAGACACGATGCGATATTGTCCAAAGTGTGATAAAGATGAGACGAGAGAAGAATGTAAGTATGGTGGAGAATACTGGGATGAGAATTCTCAACCTGCAAAGGCAGAAGATCCAAGATCAATGCCTGCTAAAATCAATCTTGCAAAGAACAAGTTGAGAGCAATGGGTCTCAAGATGTCTTATGATATGGAAGGTGATATGGTTGAAGGATTGAGTGTTAAAGATCAGATGAAAGTGAGTCAAGAATACTTTAAAAAACGTAATGCACGTTCTCCTGAAGAAAAGGCTGCTGAAGAAAAGGCACACGCTAAGTCACGGGCAGAAAGAAGTGCTATGCACAAAAAACCAGACCCATACAGATCACGTCCAGGAGAGAGTGATTGATGCCTGCAGTATCACAAAAACAACAGAAGTTCTTTGGAATAGTTCGTGCCATCCAAAAAGGAGAAATGGCACCTACGACTCCTGAGACTGCGAAGGCAGCTGCTGATATGAAGAAGAGTGATGTGAAGGATTTTGCATCAACCAAACATAAAGGTCTTCCTGAGAAAAAATCTCTTAAAGAGTTTTTGGAGAATATATAGTATTAGTAATTAAGATTTACCATGCTTGCATTTTTACTTCCATTAGCATCCAAAATTATCAAAGATGCCGTTTCAAATATTCCAGAGAATGAAGAACTCGGTGAGAAGATGGTTGAGATCTGTCTTGTTATTCTTGCTAAGGCAGTTAAGCTGACCAAGACTGATATGGACGATCAACTTCTTGAGGTTGTCACAAAGTCCATTCGTGCTAGAGAAGAAGAATAATTTTATAAATATCTGTATAAAAGAACTTAAAGGTAAGAAAACATGTCACTTTGGGGGAATAATGATAATCTATTTTCCGGTGGAACAGTAGCATTAAATTATAATAATAAAACTGTAACTGGCACTGGAACTACTTTTGGAACTGTTGGAGCAGCAAAAACTGGAGATGTAATTAGGTTTGGTGCTAGAGGTGGTGGTGCCGCTGCATATTTTGGAGATGCCGTTATTGTTGGAATTACTAGTGCAACAGTATTAAGTATTGGATCTACTGCTGGATTAAGTGGAGCAGCAATATCTGGAGTTCAATATCACGTTAGTGAATTGCCATCATACACTGTTGGTGATCATACCTATAGTAATAAGCATGATACTGTAGCCACATACAAACAGTTTAATACTGCTATAGCATCAGATTTTACCGAAATAAATGAAAAAAATGTCGGAATTGTTGATGGATTTGACGGTTTAGGAATTACCGTTGGAAGTGCTGGACAAGATGCCTTATTAAATGATGGTAATAATATTGTAATTGCTGCTGTTGGAAGTGGAACTGTAAACACGGATGCTGCAGTTTCTCCGGTTGGATTCTCTACAGTCTTTGTTGTAGCACCTCCAGGAATTATCGCAGATGATGGAAATTTTGTTACTCTGACCGTTGGTGGAGTAAGTGCTCCTCAACTAATCACTGGAATTGGAGCAACCACTGTTTCTATTGGTGGAACAATCTCTGCTCAAGTAAATGCAGCAACCAGTCTTACGTTTACTGGATCTAATATTATAAGTCTTGCCTCTACAGTTACTGCGGGTATTGCTACTGGAGATACTTTAACCTTTAATAGGTTGATGGGTGGATACGATAGACAGATTTATGGTATTTCCACAAGTTCAAGTGGTGATTATAAAGTAGGACATCAGGGATGGGTTGGAGTTACAACCTATACTGATATGCACGGAAACTTTAGAGTCAAGAGTGAAGTTCTTGTGGCTATGTCTGGTATTCAGACTGGTGCTAATGGTATTTCTTATCCAACTCCTCAATGATAAATTAATATGAGATTTGACGAATTGAATGAGAGTAATTATTTACTCTTTGCTATAAAATTCTATAATAATCCCCAAGCAGTCACGAAAGATGACTTTGAAGATGACTTAAAAAGAATTAAGTACATCAAAAGATTATTGAAAAGATATAAAAATACTGGGGAATTGAAAACTCATCTCATATTAAATCATTTGACTGTATTGTTTAATGTCTTTAATGATGCGGCCGTTCCTTTACTGTTCTATAATCTTGAAGATGATCTTTGGCCGTATATAAAAAGTTTTTTTGTATTTTTAAATAGGATACCCGAATATCCTAAAACTACAATAAGTGAAATAGAAGAAGATAATTATTGTTTAGAACAATTAAAAGAACTCTGATGGACATTGATAGTGTTATTTCTAAAATTAGAAACCTGAAAGAAGCACCTACTAATAATATTGGTAGTGGAAATATTGGAACATATGATAAGTTCTTATTTCCCCCTTCTGAAGATTTATTATCACAAGACTATCAAACTCCAGGAGAGTCTGGTGAGGCAAAGTGGAGATTTTCTGATGTATATCCAGTACAGAAATTATCATTATCAGACATAGATAATATGGTAGATGCTTCAAAGGAGTTTACTAACGTTATGGACGATAGAAGATTAACAAATATAATGAATATGGCTCGATCCATTAGGGAAGAAGCAATTGCTAATTCTGTAGGTGGTGGTGTTGCTGGATTAACTGGAGAACCTCCTGTTAATTTGAAAAAGAAGAAGAGACCTCCTATTTTAGCTAGAGGTAAAATGCCTGGTGCTAGGAAGAGGTGGAGTAATGGATGACATTACTAATAACGTTAATTCAGCAATACTAGAACGGGTTGAGAGGGTCGTAGAGGCACTGCAAGATAACTCTGTTAAGATGGGCGCATTGTTAGCAGTTCATAATGAGAAGTTAGATAAACAAGATCGTATTGATGCTGTTCTTTTTGAGAAAATAGAGTCTCTTCATAAAGACATGCAACGAGCTACAGACGAAATAAAGAAAGGATGTGAAAGAGATATAAGAAAAATTGATGATCGTCTTCGTCTTATGGAAAAGAAGATGTGGAGCATTGCTGGTTCTCTTGTTGTAATATCATTCTTGGTCAGTATGCCAGGTCAAAAACTGCTACAAAACTTCTTGACTCCCATCCCACAAAAGGTTATAATAGAACCACTAAGGTAGTGCCTATACATAATGGATCTGGTTGACTCCAAGTATATTGGGATGATATCTTCTCGTCTTCAGAAGTTTAAGAGAGTTAAAGATAACCTCTATAACTTTCGTTGTCCTATTTGTGGTGACTCACAGAAGAATAAAAATAAGACACGGGGATATATCTACCAGGTCAAAAATAATACTAACTTCAAGTGCCATAACTGTGGTGCGAGTATGTCTTTTAATAACTTGCTAAAGGAGATTGATGTAAGTCTTCATAAGCAATATACTCTTGAGAAGTTTAAGGACGGTCATACCGGAAGAAACTTTGTTGTTGAAGCACCAAAGTTTGAATTCACAAAACCAGTATTTAAGAAATCTATTGATCTTCCAAAGGCATCTACGAATTCTTTTGCCAATGAATATCTTGTAAATCGCAAGATTGATCCGGATAAGTTTTATTATGCTGACAAGTTTATGGAGTGGACAAATACGCAAAAACAAACGTTCGACACTATCACTAAGGATGAGAGTCGTATCGTGATACCAATGTATGATGAGAACAAAAATCTTATTGGATTTCAGGGTAGAGCACTGGGAAAATCATTCACTAAATATATCACCGTGATGTTGGATGAGGAAGCACCGAAGGTTTATGGAATCGAAAAAATTGACAAAACAATTGCCGTTTATATTACAGAAGGTCCTTTTGACTCAACATTCATTTGCAACTCGATTGCTATGTGCGGAGCTGACGTTGATATTAGTAACTGGGGTATTCGTAATCCTGTTTGGATTTATGATAACGAACCACGCAATCGAGAAATCGTCAATCGAATCGGTAGAACAATCGATAATGGCAACTCCATAGTGATTTGGCCGACGAATATAATACAGAAAGATATCAATGATATGGTTCTTTCTGGACATGATGTTATGTCTGTGGTAGAATTGAATACCTATTCAGGACTAGAAGCAAAAATCAAATTTAACAATTGGAAAAAAATATGACCAACGGAACAAAGGTAACTAAAAGAAATGGAAAAAATGAACCTCTTGATTTAAATAAACTGCATGTAATGGTGGAAGAGGCATGTAAAGATCTTGCCGGTGTATCTGCAAGTCAGGTTGAGATTCAATCTGGTATTCAGTTTTATGATGGTATCACAACAGATGAGATTCAGGAGATTCTAATTCGTTCTGCATCAGACTTGGTAAGTTTGGATAATCCCAACTATCAGTTTGTTGCCGCACGACTTCTTTTGTTTGCCGTCCGTAAGCAACTGTATGGTCGTATGCACGAAACTCCAACAGTAAAGGAGCAAGTTGAGCAATGCGTTGCTAAAGAAGTTTACGATGCAGAAATACTTGACCTGTATTCTGATGAAGAGTTTGATAAACTTCAGTCCTTTATTGATCATGATCGGGACTACTTGTTTACTTATGCAGGTTTGCGTCAAGTCTGTGATAAGTATCTTGTGCAGGATAGGAGTAATGGTAAGGTATATGAGACTCCACAGTTCATGTATTTGCTGATTGCCGCAACCATATTCTCTAAATATCCAAAGGACACGAGACTAGATTACGTTAGAAAATATTACGATGCAATCTCAAGACACAAAATCAACATTCCCACACCTATCATGGCAGGAGTGCGAACACCACTCCGTCAATATGCATCTTGTGTTCTCGTTGATGTTGATGACACCCTCGATAGTATCTTTAGCAGTGATATGGCTATTGGTAAATACGTCGCACAAAGGGCTGGTATCGGTATTAACGCAGGTAGAATCCGTGGGATCAACTCTAAAATTAGAGGTGGAGAGGTACAACACACAGGTGTGGTCCCCTTCCTTAAAAAGTTTGAAAGCACTGTCAGATGCTGCACACAAAACGGCATCAGAGGTGGTTCTGCTACAGTTCACTTTCCTATCTGGCACATCGAAATCGAAGACATCCTAGTTCTCAAGAACAATAAAGGAACAGAAGACAACCGAGTGAGGAAACTTGATTACTCTATACAAATCTCAAAAATCTTTTATGAAAGATTTATCAAAAACGAAGACATCACACTCTTCAGCCCTAACGATGTTCCAGGTCTGTATGATGCTTTTGGCACTCCTGAGTTTGACGACATCTATGTGGGCTATGAACAAGATGGATCAATTCCGCGCAAAACTATCGGAGGTCAAGAATTATTTTTCGACCTTCTGAAAGAACGTGCCGAAACTGGTAGAATATACATCATGAACATTGACCATTGCAATTCTCACTCATCCTTTATGGATAAAATTGAGATGAGCAATCTGTGTCAAGAGATTACTTTGCCTACTAAACCTTTACAACACATTGATGATGAAAATGGAGAAATTGCTCTGTGCATCCTTAGTGCTATTAATATTGGTAAAATTAGGGATCTTGAAGATCTTGATGTTCTTTGTGATCTTGCTGTCAGGAGTCTTGATGAACTCATTGATTTTCAGGGATATCCCGTCAGAGCAGCAGAGATTGCCACCAGAGCACGTCGTTCATTAGGAATTGGTTATATCGGACTGGCACACTATCTTGCCAAGAATTGTCGTAGATATGAAGATCCTGAGGCATGGACACTTGTTCATGACCTATCCGAAGCATTCCAATACTATCTCATTCAGGCAACTGTTAATCTCGCCAAAGAAAAGGGTTCATGTGAATACAGTCATCGCACCAAGTATGGTAATGGCATTCTTCCAATAGATACATATAAGAATGAGGTAGATGAAATAGTTCCAAATGAGCTTCACTATGATTGGGAGAGTCTTAGGGCACAAGTTAAGCAATACGGAGTTAGGAACTCAACATTGTCCGCACAGATGCCTTCGGAGAGCAGTTCCGTTGTGTCAAATGCAACAAATGGAATCGAACCACCTAGAGGATATTTGTCCATTAAGAAGTCCAAAAAAGGACCTCTTAAGCAAATTGTTCCACAATACGGAACACTAAAAAATAATTATGATCTTCTTTGGGAAATGGAATCCAATAAAGGATATATTAATATTGTTGCCGTAATGCAAAAATTCTTTGACCAGGCAATTTCTGGTAACTGGAGTTACAATCCGGAACATTATCCCAATAATGAAATTCCAGTGTCTATCATGGCACAGGATCTATTAACTACATATAAGTACGGATGGAAGACATCCTACTATCAAAATACATATGACATCAAGACCGACGAAATGGATGATTCCAATGAGTCACTTGATAGTTTAATTTCTCAATTAGAAACCGCAGAGGAGGAAGACTGTGAGTCTTGTAAGATTTAAGACAAATAATGAGGAGAGACCAGTGGTCGATTCTATGACCGTGTTCAATGCAGAAGAGGTAGACACTAAAAAGCAACCAATGTTCTTTGGAAAACCATTAGGTATTCAAAGATACGATTCTTACAAGTATCCAATTTTTGACAAACTCACAACGCAACAACTGGGATATTTCTGGAGACCTGAAGAGGTATCCCTCCAGAAAGACCGTGCGGACTATCAGACATTACGCCCTGAGCAAAAGCACATTTTTACCAGCAATCTTAAGTACCAGATCATGTTGGATTCTGTACAAGGGCGTGGTCCTGGGATGGCTTTTATCCCTTACTGTAGCCTACCTGAATTAGAGGCATGTATGGAGGTCTGGGGATTCATGGAGATGATCCACAGTCGTTCATATACTCATATTATTAAGAACGTTTATTCAGACCCCTCAGATGTGTTTGATCACATTCTGAATGATGAACGAATTGTTGAACGTGCGATGAGTGTGACCGAAGCATATAATGACTTTATCAATGCAGCACATCATTATGATAGTAGTAATGATTGGCAACACGCATTAGAAGGAGTCCCTTATGCACAAGGTTCAAGATATGAACTCAAACGCAAACTCTTCAAAGCAGTTGCGAATGTTAATATCCTTGAAGGTATTCGATTTTACGTATCATTTGCTTGCAGTTTTGCTTTTGGCGAACTCAAACTTATGGAAGGAAGTGCAAAGATCATCTCACTGATTGCCAGAGATGAGAATCAACATCTTGCCATTACTCAGAATATTCTGAAAAAGTGGAGAGAAGGTGATGATCCTGAGATGGCAAAAATCTTCAAAGAAGAAGAGCAGTGGTTAATCAATACTTTTGAGAAAACTGTAAATCAAGAAAAACTTTGGGCAGAGTATCTGTTCAAGGATGGTTCGATGATTGGTTTAAATGATAAACTGCTTCAGCAGTATGTGGAATGGATTGCCAATCGTAGAATGAAATCAATTGGACTTAAACCGATCTATGACATACCCGCAAAGAATAACCCACTTCCCTGGACGGAACATTGGATTTCGTCGAAGGGTCTCCAAGTTGCTCCGCAGGAGACGGAAGTTGAGTCTTACATCGTCGGAGGAATCAAACAAGACGTTACCGAAGACACCTTTGCAGGATTTAGTCTCTGATTCATATGTGGCATATAGAGAAGCAGCAAAATCTGATGCTTTTCTATTTGGTGATTATGATGGGTATAAAGCATTTGAAGATTTAGATCAAGAGGATTCCTAAGGGGGGTCCTTTTTTTATAAATATCCTTATAAAGGGTAATTTAGAATTAAAATGAAAGCTTTATCGCAGTCTGAATATGGTCTAATTAGAAGTTTATATCAGGATGTTTATGCTCCGGATATTGCTGAAAGCATTTTAGATGAATTTACTGATGAAGATCTTGATGATCTTACGGATGAATATATTGAAGAGCAAGTAACAGAATTCTTTGAAGAGTGCTTGGAAGAAGGACTGGATATTGATATTGTAGAGCAAACAATTTGTGAGTCAGTTGATACTGAGTTGCAAATTCTCACTGAAAAAGTTGACCCTAACGAAATACAACGTAGAAGAAATCAGTCAAAAGACAGACTTGCCACTGGAAAGGTAATGAAGTCCGCGGCATCTAAACCTAAAGAAAGTCCACGTTCGGACAGAGATGCTGGTGCGATGGCCAGAGCAAAACTTAAAGTATCCAAGCAAAAAGTTGGAAGTGCTTCTCCCGAAAAGAAAGCATCGGCACTCTCAAGAATCAAAGGTGCAGTCAAGAAGGTAGGCAAGGCAGCACAAGGTGGTATAGGTCTTGCCGCAAGAGCAGTGGGAACCGCACAAAGAGCAGGTAGTGCAGTCAAGAGTGCTGCTAAGAAAGGATATGAAAGAGGTAAGCAAGGATCTGGTAGTCGATCTTCTTCTAGTTCTTCTAGCGATTCTGCACCTACATCATCTGCATCGGGACCATCTTCCAGTTCTTCTAGTGATGGTGGATCATCTTCTGCGGCACCTAAGAAGAGAAAGGATGGTCTTCTGAAGAGAGGACTTAAGAAGGTCGTCAGAGGCATTAGCAAGGGAGTTTCTGCTGCTGCTGGTGCAGTTAAAGCAGGTGCCGATTCACTTACAGATAGAGCAAGGAAAGAGGACATAAGTTACAATAAAGAACTGGCAACAATCAAAGAACTTTATAATCAAGTTTGTGATAATCAAAATGAAGAAGTTGAAGAGTATATTGATTTCCTTATTATTGAAGGATATGATTGCTCTGACCTTACCTGGAATGATATGTATGAGGAGTATGAATCTTTAGATGAAGGTTTACGTTCTGCAGTAAAGAGACTTCTTGGTGGGAAAAAGAAAGAAGAACCAGCAAAACCAATGAGTAGAGGTGACGAACTTCGTAAAAAGTATAATGTTGGTCCAGAAAGGTCTGATACTTCTGCTAAAGCTCAAATTCTTAAGAAGACCCGTGCAAAAGCAGAGAGTGATCAAAAAGAATTTGGTGGTTCACGTTATTCTAAAGGTGTTGCAGATAGATCAAAAGCAGCACATGAACGTCAATTGAAAGGTGGTTATAGTAAGTATGGTGCTGATGATGCGAGAGGCAGTGGTAACAAAGCACGCAAACGTGCCGCAGCTTTAACTAAAGAAGAACTCGAAGCAACCGGTCTCTTTACTGTGAAAGAGATTGAAGCAATTGTAGAGTCAGAGAATGTTGATGAAGGAAAGTTCACTGGATCTAAGTCTTCTGTAGACCGCAATTCTGCTGCTGATAGTGGTGGTAGAAATGCTGCAGAACGTCGTTCTGACCGACGCATTCTTGCCAAATATTATGGTGATGGTGGTAAGAAAACGGCTATCGAACGTGCTAAGAAAGAACGTGATGAGAAACGTGCTGCTCGTATGAGTGAAGAATTTGAGCAACTTGATGAAATCTCACAGAAAACTGCTACAAAAGCATTTGCTAGAAGAGCAACTGATGAGTTTGAAAATGATGGTGATTACAGAGGTGATTTTACCAAGAGTGGTAAGAGTAAAGCAAATGAAACCAAGCGTCGTATAGAAAAGAAACACGGTAAGAAAGCAGGACAACATGCAGAAAGAGCAGCACACGCTAATACTTTTGGACGCAAGAGTTTCTCTATGCCCAAAGTAGATGAGGAGTATGTTGATGAAGCGATGAGTTCTTATGACAAAAATCGTAAGAGAGCAGCACAAAGAGCAGCAGATAGAAATGCTGCGAGAGCTGCTGGTAAGACTGGTGTAGTTCCTGGTGTTGGTTATGTAACTCCTAATAAGGAGAGAGAAACTTATACTGACGAGAAAGGAACCGTCCGTCATAAGTCTGGTGCTAAGAATGAAGAACTTGAGTTAGATGAGAACCGTCGTGCTGCCCGTGCTGCTGGTGGTTACAAAGATGACTCTAAGAAGCAAACTGATCCTTCCAAGGCAGGTTTCACCGGTATTTCTAATAGTATCGCAGATATCATGAAGCAGAACAAAGAGATTGAAGCACGTAAGAAAAAATAATATAAAACTTACATAATATTATAAGGAGGCTTGACAAGTCTCCTTTTTTTATGTAGAATAGGTTTGTTCCTGTTAAAGATAAATAATAGCTCATAAGATACTATATCATGAGTTATGAAAATTCTTGGATATACGATAATGAACCTTTTGAGTCTGATGCTATTGGGAACTACTTTGGCTTTGTTTACTGTATTACCAATAAGTCAAACCAACGACAATACATTGGGCGAAAGTATTTTTGGTCGTTCAGAACCCCACCAGGAAAAAAGAGAAAAGTAAAACAAGAATCTGATTGGAAGAAGTATTATGGTTCTTGTCCTGAGTTGAAGGAAGATATAAAAGAATACGGCAAAGAGTTCTTCAGTAGAGTAATACTAAGTCTTCATGAGAAGAAAGGAGATTGTAACTTTGAGGAGACCAAGCAGTTGTTTCTAAATAATGTGCTATCAGAGGCACTTGACAACGGAGCACCGGCATACTATAATAGCAACATTCTCGGCCGTTACATGCGGAAAGATTATGGAAACTTTGGAAAAGACCCTGCAAGTGACTCATGACTGGGCAGTTGACAGATTGCACATCCTCTGTGATATGAAGACGGATGATGTGCTAAAATCTGTAGAAGATGCTCATGCGATCCGGTCAGAGTTTGCCGAATGGTTAGACCCTAATCTTGAGGATCATGAAATTTACTCACTCGAATATCTTGGAGACAATGATTAAATCACTTTTTGGAATTGGAATTCTTGCAAGTATATATGCAATCCCTTCTCCAGAACCTGAACAAATTAAAGCACAATCAGAACCTGTAGAAGAAATCATTGCTGTAGAGCAGAAAACTTGGAAGTGTCCTGATTGTACTCCTAACGAAAAAGTTGTTCTAGCAGCACTACAGGAGTATACAAAAATCTATGATCGTAATGCTCTTGCTACAATCATGGGAAACATTCGGCAAGAAAGTAAGTTCATTCCCAATATCTGTGAAGGTGGTGCTCGTATTTCTTACCTTGAATGTAAAAAAGGTGGATTTGGTTTAATTCAGTGGACTTCTATTGGACGTTATAAAGGTCTTGGAAACTTCTGTGCCAGGTTTAGATGCGACCCATCCTCTCTTGATGGTCAAGTTCGATGGATGCTTAATGAACCTATCTTTCAACGTGTTCTTCCACAATTTGAAGGTGGTGGACAAACAGTGTCTTATTACATGAGACCCGCATATGTTTGGTTGGGTTGGGGAATCAAAGGTAATAGAGAACTTTATGCATATAATTATACCAAGAAAATGATATTAGTATGATTTTAAGATCTATTAAAAAGTTACTTTATAAAACTATTCCTGCTCCAAAATATTTGAAATATGATCCTTGGTTTGGTCCGGCAGTTTTGTCAGATCCTCAAATGACTCTGAAAGAAGCATTTGACCATGCAGTATCTGATGGTCAATTGTTACCTGAAGATGATACAGTAGAACCAAAAAACATTCATGAGGTAATATATAATATTGCTACTAGTCATGGAAAAACTACAACTCAACTCGATCCAATACCTCAGTTAAAAGAACCTCAATTTAGTGGAGGATCTGAGAACTTTCAGGAAGGTTGGCAATCTGGAACTGGTTGGGAGCAATTTAGATGATTGACGATTGGCGTTATAGTGAAGATAAATTAAAACTTCGTGAGTCGGCACTTAAAGTTCTTCTCACTAAATATGGTGGTCAACTAAAAGAATCATTACCTGCATACACTAATCAATCAATGTATGAATGTGCTCATGATTGGGTATCTCAAGGTAATGTAAATACTAATGGCATTATTAAATACTTTGAAGCATATTACAAATGAAAAAAATTATTGCAAGTTTACTGGCAGCTGCAGCATTAACTACTCCCGTTTTTGCAGATCCACTTAAAGATAGTGAGTACTTCACCATGCATTCTATGGGATGTATGCTTTTACAAGAGTGTATAGATGAAGTTGAGGAAATCACTAGTATTCTAGATGTGTCTAGTCAATACTCTAATACTGATGCTTTTTATTCTGTTGCTAATGAATTTAACAACATGCTTTCTTCTCTCAATGCAATTGGAGTTAAAGTATTTTTAGCAGATCAAAAATATTTTCCTGTATCTCATAGGGGTGTTTATCATACTGTAGGTAACAACTTCTTCCTCAATAAAGCATTCATGGGTCGTCCGAGTGTATTGATGAGTGTGATGCGTCATGAAGGATGGCACGCGGCACAGGATTGTATGGCAGGAACGATTGATAATAGTTTGATTGCTATTATCAAACCTGAAGATGAAGTTCCTATGTTCTGGCGTGATATGGTGGAAAGTGCATATCCTGAATCGTCATGGCCATGGGAAAAGGAAGCAACATGGGCAGGTAAGACAGAAGGAATGACCTCTGATGCACTTGCGGCATGTGCCAATGGTAATATGTGGGAGGTTTATGAACCTACTCCTTTGACCCGTAAATATCTAGTCAAAGAAGGTTACATTACTAAATAATAACATCCTGAACAGGAAACCAGCCGAGAAGAGTTCTGTGAAACCTCTTGTGTTATAATGGTGAACTCTTTGTTGGATAAAGAATTTAAAACATGTCTACTCTAACAAGAGACGTATTAATTAGAACCATTGTTGCCAACGAAATGAAAGCGCACGATGGTTCTGATTATACTCAACAACTAAAAAGTACATATCATAAATGGGAACATCAATCAAGTGATGCTCTCTGTCAAAAATTTAATCAAATAGAAAAATCTAATGTCACTGTTGACATACTAAAACCATAAATAAAAGAGCCATGCCTCTTTTCAATGCCAGAAGAAGTCAAAAAAGATGAACCTAAGAAAAAAGGTATTTTAGGAAAACTAAAGGAGGCAGCAGATGACAAGGAAGAACAAATTGCAATTCTTTCTACTTTTGTTAGGCTTGGCATCCTTGTTTGGAGCGGCGGAATACTCACGTTGGCTTACATCAAGTTACCACCAGCCCTTGGTATTCCTGAACAAAAACTAGATCCGACTTTCATCGCCAGCGTCTTCACTGGGGTTTTAGCTACCTTTGGTGTTCAGGCAGCAAAGAAAGCAGGAGAGAATGGTAATGGTGGTGGTGGAATCAGTAAAGCAGATATGGAAAGGTTGATTGCCGCAGCAGCACAAACTGCACCGGCACAAACTATTCGTATTGAACAGGCACCTGTACAAATTACACAGGCACCTCCAAAGTCCGATGAATCTTACAAGATGTAATTATGGATAATCAAAAGTCGCCATTTAAGTGGGTAGTTCTAACAGTAGGTACACTGTTTGGAATTGCTCATATTGGTGTCTTGGGACATCTCATAAACAAAAATGACTTGCCTATAATTAATCTTCCTGTTGGGGATTATACTTCATATACAGTAGAGGCAGGGGAGAAAGGATATAAAATTGATTACTCATCAAATGATCCTAAAGTTATGGGTGTCCGAAAAAGAGTTGATAAGACTAATGGATTCTTTGGTATTGGTGGGAAATCAAATGTGGAATATGATGAGGAGTATACGATGGATGGTGCCCGCCATATGGGTGGAGGTGCTGAGGGAAAGTTGACTGCGAAAAAGATAGAGTGTATAAAGGTGGAAGGTGGTGGAGAATCGACAGGAAGGATAGTAGGTGCTAGTCTTGGTGCTGCTGCCGCACCATGGTTTACTAGTATCCCATATGTCGGATGGGTTGCCGCCGGATGGATAGCAATGTTTGGACAGGATAAGGGTGCAGAGATCGGTGGAGAACTTGCAACAACAATGATGGAGGGATGCAATGAAATTTGAATTAGATATGGAAGATTATACAATAATTCTAAATTCACTTCACTACTATAAAAAAGTGGAGAAAAGGGGTAACTTTAAACAATACAATGAAGAACGTGTAAATAAGTTAAGAGATAAAATGGCATATCAATTAGTTCCTAGTCCTGATAGTAAAAGATGAATTTATTGTTACGTCCACTTGATAATCCGGCTGATCCTGTATGGTCAGTAATTATCTTAGTAATTATTGCTGTTGGGTTGGCACTAGGTTATGTTATATACATACTAAGAGAATCGTTTGCAGAGTTAGAAGATGGGACAAATGACACCACCGAGCAGGAAGAGCTGCTACAACTTCCGAGTGACGGAGATTAATCGTGTTCTTGATGGTGATACTATTGATGTTACAATTGATCTTGGTTTCGATCTCTACAAGAAAGAGAGAGTTAGAGTCGCGGGAGTTGATACGCCAGAGAAAAGGACGAAGAACTTAGAGGAGAAAGCACTTGGAATCGACGCAACCAACTGGCTCAAAGAGAAATTGGAAAGTACTATTGCTGGTGATGATGAGTTGTCTGTTAGGACTGAACTTGTTGGTGGCGTCGGCAAATATGGTCGTCTTCTTGGTTGGTTATACATTGGGGACGAGTCAGTGTCCCTTAACGAACAAATGATTGAGTTTGGTTATGCCCTTCCCTACGACGGAGGAACTAAAGATATGGATTTAGAAAAGTTGAGAGAGATAAGAAGAAAGCACGGCACGTTGGTAGATTGATGATGAGTGGTTTATTTGTATTTGGATTTATAACTTTATTAACTTATACACTACATATTACGTGGCCTATAAAAAAAGGTAAAAATTAAAATGCAAAAATTAATTAACATTCTTGCTCTAACTTCTTTTGGTGTATCCTCCGCAATTGTTGGTGGTAGTGCCTATGTTTACGTAAACAAAGATTCTCTAATTGAATCTGCTAAAGCAGCAGCAACTAAAGCGGCAACGGAAGCAGTTGCCGGAGCACTCCCTGGAATGTTGGATTCTGCTATGCCAGAAATCCCTAATGTTACTGGTGGTGCTATTCCTGCTATGCCTTCTACCACAGGTCCTGCACTTCCATTCTAATAATGAAAGACTTGAAGATTCCTTTTGCGATTGTATCCTTTCTTTTGGTTCAGGGTGCTGGTGCCGTATGGTGGGCATCCCAAGTTGATGGTAGGGTAAAGAGTTTAGAAACTCTGAGTCTCAATCTTGCAAAAGAAAATAGAAGATATATCGAGCAGGTTATTCAACCATCATATGGGATTAGTAGTTCTTGGAAAAATCAATACCATGATGAATGGGTATTGAAAGGTGGTTGGAAAGACTAATGATCCCAGAAATCCAGTTAGGTAATATTGATATTGGAATTGGGCAAGTTAGTAATTTAATTATTAATGATACACCTGATTGGTTAAAGACTCCATCACAGGCAGTCCCAATTTACCCACCCGTGACTTCACAGGTGGGTATTCCTATTGTGAATATACCTGGATGTGTTGAGTCACATAGAGATAGTAGTGAGAATCAAACTCTAAAGGACGAAGACAGTGATGGTGTTCGGGTATATTGTGATGCAGGAACACCTAGTTATAATCCAATAGATTATGATCCACGTAAGTTAGAGATAACAACAGAGTCTCCTCCACCTCCACCTATCAAATCTCCAGAGGCAGAAGAAGTTACTCCACCAGAAGCAAAGACAAATACACCACCACCTCCTGCAAAAGCAGAGTGTCCGAGTAGAGCACAAGAATTAAAAAACCCTGTAGGAAAAATCCTAGAGGGTAATAAAAAGATTACTGGGTATGAGACAGTAGGAAAAGAATGTCTTCCCGTATTTGAAAATTTAAATATACCCGATCAGATTGTCCAGAACATACCATCAGCAGGTATGATAACTGTTACCGCCTCAATTGCTGTGGTAGCGACGACTTCTGCGTTGCTCGCAAAACCTCTTGCTGATCTTTTGTTAAAAGTGGTGAAACCTGTGACGAAGAAAGTGGTGAAGAAGATTGCTGCCTTACGGGGTAAGAAACCCCCGGTACTGTCTGCGACTGAGAGGAAGGCGGCACAACGGGATCGGAACCGGGCGATAAAGGTCTTACGTTCGGCACTGAAACCGAAGGGATAGAGTGACGATGCTGTTTAACAGTATTGACATTGTTAACTACAACGTCTGCACACACTTTAAAGTAAGGACTCCTAGGATGAAAAGAAATTCCTTGCTGCATTAACTGTCCACAATTCTTCAAACGAGCTATCTCAAAATCTAATCTCTTATTAGCAATCATTTGTTGTTGCATTTGAATTTGAGTATCTGCTGCTGTCTTACAACGTTCTTGTAGTCCACCATCAAGTGGGAATGAAAGTGTTGCAGATAAACCAAGACTGGTGCTGTAATTTCTAGTGTCACCAGTTCTTACTGGTTTATCCCATAATTTGGATCCTGGATTATCAGGTACACCATCACCTGCCATTTCCATAACAGTGATAGGCATATCTGCACCATCTTCATAGGCACGAACTTCTTCACCATCTACATTTGTGTAAGTTCTATCATCATAATGTGGAGACCATGGCCAGTTCTTTACATTCTTTTGAGTTTCTACTAACTGACCTTTAAAATCTCTGTTGTCATACTGAGGTTCCATGTAGTGTGTCGCAAATGGATCCTTCTCATTACGAGCATGAGTAATGAATGGTGTGATGTTAGCAGTCGGTCCTTGACAAGCAATCCCCCCACCATATTGGTTGGTGATGTAGGGACCTTGTAAAACCTGAATAGCTTGATTGGTAACTGAACCAGATGAGTTTGCGATTGGATTAGCAGTCGCACTCACACCACCCACATCCGCAGCACGAGCAATACTAGGAGATAGGATGCAAAGCAGCATAATACCAGTAATGGATTTTTTTGTTCCATTTACTGCGTAAAAATGGAAGTTGTATCGCTCACGCTGGTAACCTCCGTGACCCTTTGAATCACAGTTTGATTTGTTACACCCGGACCCATGTAGGTCTGAGTGAATTGGAATGCTGCTCCTGGTTCTGCGATTGTAAAACTCTGTCCATTTAAATTTAGACCAGAGTTGGCACTTGTTACTTGCCCCTCTGTTCCTCCTAATGGATTCACTATCACTGAGTTTGTCGTTGGATTGGGACTGAGAGATTGTCCCCCGTTGGTCACGTTTGAACCCGATACTGAATATTGCCATCCTGTTGCATAGTCTATAGAGTTAATCGTTTCAGTCACTTTGGAGGTTGTCTCCGTGTGGCTTGTCATTGAGCCCTGCGTGAAGTTTGGGACGACCGGCACGGACAGGGCAGCGGCAGGAATAAGACTTACTCCCACCGCAGACATCACAGTATATATGATTGTCTTTCCAGAAGTCATGATCTCTGACCTCCATTTATTTAGTGTAGAATCGAGAGTTCACTAACAAATTGTCCGGTAGCATTTGTACCAGCACCACCAGCCGTTAAAGTAATAGCACCAGTAGTTCCGAGAGTACCAGCTAGACTACCAGCAGTTCCTGCTGTTGTAGATGTAATGTTACCGAAGTTTGCTACATCACCAACAGTCACTGCTGCTGCTGGGATTGCATCAGCCTGTGTGTAAGACTGAGAGAAACTAAAAGCATTTCCCGCAGTATTTTGAGTGGCAGCAATTGTTCCTGGGGCATAAACACCACTAGTGATTGCACCAGTAGAAATTGTATTAACTGTTGTTCCGTCAGTAGTATCTACACCGTTGCCTGAGATTGCGAATGTACTTCCAAGTCTTGTGACGTTAGTAGCAGCAGCATCAACTGTCAACTGAACACTTGAAGATATTTTATGCGTAAGAGCACCTGCATTTGCTGCTGATGCGGTCATCAATAACATTATGAAGGGTAAAAACCGTTTCATATGATTTACCAAAGAGGTATGTATACTTATTTAGAGAGATATATTTTTAAAAGGAGATAAATGTTCTATGTGATACTAATATAAATAAAATTAAATATTTTTTATATTGAAATGAACGAGCAGCAAAATCACCTTTCGCAATTAATCGAACAAAGAGTAACACTGTCTCAACAGTTGGAAGGAATTCAGGCACAAACTACAAGAACCAGAGATTTGATGCTAAAGACTCAAGGTGCTATTGAATATTTGGAAGCAACCGGAGTCAAGTTACCTGAACCAGAAGTCACCGAAGAAGCAGAAACGGAAGTCGTAGAAGAGGGTTGACGCACAGACTGGAAGGTATTATAATAAGTGAGTTGAGAGGCAAAACACAGGTAAGAGCATCGACAAACAGATGACGCCTCTTGACTTTTTTATGGGCAAGTAGCTCAGATGGATAGAGCCACGCACTTCTAATGCGTTGGTCGGGGGTTCGAGTCCCTCCTTGCCTGCCTGATCCCCTGTAGCACAATTGGTAGTTGCGTTGGACTGTTAATCCGAATGTTCTTGGTTCGAGTCCAAGTGGGGGAGTTGACAAGAATCAAATCTTGTCTTATACTATCTCTTGTGTGGAGGAAGTGCGGTGGGAGAGCAATCTCCCACTCTGCGGAATTAGTTTAGAGGCAAAACTAAAGGTTTCCAACCTTTCGTCACCAGTTCGATTCTGGTATTCCGCTTTCGGGTTAACCGAATACCCGAAAAACAAAATGAGTATAAATACTCCGTTACTTACTGTAACGATTTACAACAGAACCAGTCGAGGTTCTTAACATCTGCGGGTAACCATTCCGCAAGTAAAAAAACGAGGAAAACAAATGTTCAAAACGACTATCGCCGCAGCTGCCGCTGCAATTGCTCTTGCCCCTGCTGCCGCCCTAGCCGGACCCTACGTCAACGTGGAAGCTAATTCTGGTTGGACCGGATCTGATTACAATTCGACCACCACAGACCTGCACGTAGGTTATGAAGGTGAACTTAGTGAGTCCGCTTCATATTACGTCCAAGGAGGAGCTAGTGTAGTCTCCCCTGATGGTGGTGAAAGTGACACTGTTCCTTCTGGTAAGGCAGGTCTCGGTCTTGCACTGACTGATGCATTTGGTGCATACGGAGAAGTTAGTTTCGTCGGTTCTGGCGATGCTGACATCGACCGTGGATATGGAGCTAAATTGGGAGTTAAGTACAACTTCTGATCTTTATAGACACATATACATCTAGATGTTATACTGGGGGTGCGACGGCATCCCCTTTTTTTATATATGGATTATACCCCACCTGCACTTTGTATTAGAAGTATTGAACCTGCTAAAACACCAGGAAGAGTACTTTTAGATATGCCATCTCTATGGAGAGATAGTGATGCAATAAACCCTGTAGAGGTTGATAAAAAAATAGTTGAATCTATTATGAGTGAACCTTATAGTGTACCTATGTGTCCGCCAGGATGGCCCAATCCTCCTCTTATTGAGACGGAATGAAAAAATACTTTATAAACTTTATAACGAATCCAGGAGTAATGACCTCTCTCTTGATGTTTGGAATGATAGCATTCATAGGAGCACTGCACAACCATGCTCACTACATAATGGATACAGATGCAGATGCTTATGTGAGACAGTGGTGTAGATCATCGGCAGAAAACAAAAAGACTTGTATCAGATATGGTGGAGATATGGATTACTAATGAAAAAGAAAATCAAAAAGTCGGAACAAAAAATTGCAGACTGTGATAACATCTATGATATGATTGAGATACTACAGAGTCGTATTGAGGAAATAGAAACTGAACATATGCAATTGATTCGTAAGATGGGAGAACTAAATAGTCGCGTAGACGATTTTTCTACGAATGAAAATTAATCTTTGGTATTCTAAGAGTATGAGTCAATGGAGATGGACTCTCTGTGAAGAATTTAAGAATGGTGTTACGAAAGTAGAACAACATGCCGGACAACGTGAGAAATTGCGAGATGCAATGAATGATGTTGCCAATACGGTAGAGTATATGTTAGATGATAAATAACTGAAAACTGAAGACGTATAAAGAATTATACAATGGAAAATATAAAGATTAGGTGTCGTTCCTGTGGAAAGGAATTGGAAGGACATCCAAGTAAGACAGTTTGTTGTGGTTGTCCGAATATGACAACCATTCGTGGTGATAAGATTTCAGCAGTTGACTTATCAAATGTTGTTATGGTAAACTCTTATCAGACTAAAAATAAAAAAGAAGTTCTTTCATCAGAAGATATCTTATGGCAGGAACAAAGAAAGCAACGCAAAGTTCGTAAAATGAATTTTGAGGTTAGATAATATTAGGAAATCAAGATAAGTTGACGAATACTAATTGGTAACTATTATAGCTAATATGTATTTCAATTTAAAAAACCATGGACGAGCACACCTATAATAATTGGGTGAAAGTCAAAGAGACTTTTGAGTCATCTGGAAATATTGAAAACTTTTTCTATCAGAGAGCATGTGCAATTGTTGGTGGAGCACCAGATCCTATTGATAAAATGATAAAACAAGATAATGCCGCATCGGATGGATGAAATAAAACCAGAACATTATGTCACTCAGAAAGAGTGCCAGGAGATGATTGACGATGCTATTCGGAGACACAATAGAAACGCAGGTATTATCAGCATGTGTGTTGGGTGGGTTGTCTTATGCTTATTTGCTGAGGGCCTTCTCAGATTGATTGGTGTTATTCCACCACTATTACCATGGTTACAAATTAAATTATAGGAGAATTTTATGAAAGTTGGAATGATTGGTCTGGGTCGTACTGGTGAAGGTATGTCCCGTCGTATGATTGAAAAGGGAATTGAAGTTTGGGGTTATAGTAGTAGTAACTATGAGAATGCCTGTGGACAGTATGAAGCAGGATACATTAGTGGATGTGTAA